CCGATGTTCGTTCATTGGCTACTAAAGTTCAGAAGCCCTCAGACACAGAAGCAATAACTGCAGCTAATACAATTACAGCAGCCGAATCAGGCACACGTTTTGTTATGAATGTAGCAGCAGCTAAAGTTCAAACTCTTCCTACTCCTGCAGCAGGTTTAGAGTATTGGTTTTATGTCGGAGCAACTGAACCTACAGGTACACATACAATAGTAACAGCATCAAGTGCTAACATTATTGTAGGCAACGTATCTTCTCCGGAAGATGCAGCCGGAAGCGTAGCAACAGTAACAGATGCAGATACGATTTCATTAGTAGCTAGTAAGGCAGTTCATGGAGATTTTGTCCATGTATGGTCTGACGGCACTAACTGGTATCTTGACGGACAATGTAAAGTCCAAGACGGAATTACTACAACTCAAGCGGGTTAGTAGTAGTACATAAAATTTGGAGAGGTTTTCGGACTTCTCCTATTTTTTCACAAATTATAAAAACAGGAGAATAACATGCCAGTAACAAGAGAACCACAACCCAAACCAAGACCAAGACCTAAACCAAAACCAAGACCTGAACCACAAGAATCTAAGGTTCGTAAAAGACCCGGAATGGCTCATGGTGGTAAGGCTCGTATGAAGTACGCAGATGGTGGTATGCCTAAAGCAAAGCCTTGTTAGGAGAAAATTAAAACATGGCAACAACTTATTTACAACTTACTAATGAATTACTAAGAGAACTTAACGAAGTTGTTTTAACTTCGTCTACTTTTAGTGATGCAATAGGTATTCAAGCTCATGCAAAAGATTGTATTAATAGAGCGTATGATGATATAGTAATGGCAGAACCTCAATGGGGGTTTTTAGCTACTGGAGAAAGCGGAGCAACAGACCCTTTTTATGGTAATGTTTATGTTGAAACAGTAGCAGGAACTAGATGGTACGAATTAAAAACAGCTAGTTCTAGTGTTACTACAGACTATGGTGCAATAGATTGGGATAATTTTTATCTTACAACTATTGGTGTAAGTGGCGAAAGTGCTCCTTACACAAGTCAAAATTTAAAATTTATAAATTCTCCAGATTGGGTAAGATATAAACGAGAAGCAGAAAATGCAGATGATTCAGATAGTCAAAGTTATGGTAAACCCACACATGTAATTAGAAGTCCTGATACAAGAAAATTTGGAATAAGCCCAATACCTGATAAAGTATATCGAGTATGGTTTTTTGCTTGGGATTTACCTACAGCATTAGATGCTCATGGAGATACCATAGTTTTTCCTGATATATATGCATCTGTTCTTATGGCTAGAGCAAGGTATCACTTTCATCAATTTAAAGATTCTCCACAACAAGCGGCTTTTGCATTACAAGATTACAAAGAAGGATTAAAGAAAATGCGTTCAAACTTTTTAAATCCTACACCAAATTATATAACAGACGATAGGCGTTATTTCTAATGGCAACACAACCATACGCATTAGCCTGTGAAGGAGGTCTAGACAAATCTTCAAGTTCTTTTGAACTTTTACGTAAACCCGGAGCAGCAACTTTATTAGAAAACTTTGAAGTTGACATAGCCGGAGGTTATCGTAGAATAAATGGTTATTCTGCTTTTGGTAGTAGTAGTGCAGCTAATCCTAGTGCAGAAAATGATATACTTGGCTTACATGTTTACGCAGATGGTGTGATAGCTTGTACAAGTACTAATGTTTTTTTTAGTCAAGACGGAACAAGTTGGCTACAGATTAACAAAGCAAGTGTTGCAGGTGGAGGAGACAACCACACAGCCTTTACAGGTCGTAGTGCTGCAGCAAGAACCTCACAAGGTTTAGCACATTTTACAACCTATGAAGGTGCTAGTGATTACGGAGAAGTAATTATAACAGATGAAGGTTCAGGGGGAAAACCTTTTTACTTTAAAATGACAGGTACGGGTTCAGCATTAAGTAGCCGTACTTTTTTTGCTCAAGAGATTACAGTAAGCGGCACACACTATCCTAAGTTTTGTACTATACACGATAAGCATTTAGTAGTAGCAGGAGCAGCTACAGCCCCAAATACTATTTTTTATAGTAACACTATAGCAGACTCAGATGATGTAACAGACTTTACAGGCACAGGGTCTGGAAGTATAGTATTAGATGACCAAGTAGTAGGACTTAAAAGTTTTAGGGAAGACTTAATAATATTCTGTCGAAACAGTATTTGGAAATTAAGTAATATAAATAATGCTTCTACTATAGTAGTAACATCAATTACAAAAAACATAGGTTGTTTAGACGGTAAGAGTATTCAAGAGATTGGTGGTGACTTAGTATTCTTAGCACCAGATGGTATAAGAACACTAGCCGGTACAGTAAGAATTGGTGACGTTGAATTAGGCACAGTTAGTAAAGCTATACAACCAGTAATAAAATTTATTGCTGATAATATTGGAACCTATACTATAAGCACTATTGTTATTAGAGATAAATCTCAATATCGTTTATACTATGGAACTTCTACTACAGGTAGTGCTTCAAGAGGAATAATAGGAACACTTAAAACAAGCGAACAAGGATTTACACAATTTCAATGGTCTGAGACTGTAGGCATAGACGCAAGTGCTGCAGCAACGTCAGGCTTTAATTCTAATGGTGTTGAAAAGCATTATCACGGAGATTATTCTGGTAGAGTTTTTAATCACGATACAGGAGACAATTTTCTAGATTCTGGTAGTGCTGCAAGTAATATTATTTCTAAATATCAGACTCCAGATTTAGACTATGGAGATTTAGGAACTCTTAAAACTTTAAGATATGCAAAACTATCAATTACTCCAGAAGGAACAGTTGATACAAATTTAAGAATTAGATATAATTTTGATAATTTAGATAGCCCCAAGCCTGCTGACTATTCATTATCAATACCAAAACCTTCGTTATTTGGAACAGCAGTTTTTGGAGCAACAGCAGCACATAAATTTGGAGCAGCTTCTGACCCTATAACAAGACAAGTAGTAGAGGGAAGTGGACACAGCAATTATTTTAGAATATTTAGTGATAATCAAAATTCACCATATACAGTTAACGGCATATACATAGATTACGAACCTTCAGGGAGACAATAAAAATGGCACAGAGTTATACACGACAAAGTTCAATGAGTGATGGAGATACCATTACATCAGCTTTATTTAACAACGAATACAATCAATTAGTAAATGCATTTGCGTACAGTTCAAGCAGTGCTAGTTCTACAGGGCACAGGCACGATGGCACTGCAGGACATGGTGGTAATATCCACACAATAGGAGATTTAGATTTCCTTAATAAAATAGTTGCAGACAGTACAAATAACCGATGGGGAGTATTTGTAGAGGTATCTTCAGCAGCAGTAGAACAAATTAGAATACAAGACGGAGCAATAGTACCAGTAACAGATAACGATATAGATTTAGGTACAAGCTCATTAGAATTTAAAGATGCTTACTTTGATGGTACAGTAACATCAGATGCCTTTGCAGGTCCATTAACAGGAGATGTTACAGGTAATGTATCAGGTACTGCAGCAACTGTAACAACGGCTGCACAGTCTAACATTACAAGCCTAGGAACTTTAACAACTTTAACAGTTGATAATGTTATAGTCAACGGAACTACAATAGGTCATACATCAGATACAGATTTATTAACTCTTACAAGTGGTGTACTGACAGTAGCAGGAGAACTAGACGCAACTACACTTGACATATCAGGTGATGCAGACATAGACGGAACACTTGAAGCTGATGCAATAACCATAGGTGGTGTTACACTAGCAGAAACAATTAGTGATACAGTTGGAGCAATGGTTAGCTCTAATACAGAAACAAATATTACAGTTACATACGAAGACTCAGATAATACTTTAGACTTTGTAATCGGTACACTTAACCAAGATACTACAGGTCTAGCAGCTACAGCTACAGCTTTAGCAACAGCTAGAACTATACATGGTGTATCTTTTGATGGTACAGCTAATATAGACTTAACAGAAGTTGTACAAGATACCGTAGGAGCTATGGTATCAAGTAATACTGAATCAGGTATTACAGTAGCTTATCAAGACGGTGATGGTACTTTAGACTTTACAGTTGGTACATTAAATCAAGACACAACAGGTACAGCAGCTACAGTAA